TTACAAGGTATGGAGTCTTCCATGCAGTCAAGCGATAGCATGACTGTTAATGAATAAACAAATACACTAGTAGATCGTATAAATAATCTAACAGATGATGAAAAGTTTTCTCTATTAGATATGTTTGGTTCTGAAGAGTTTCAACTTATTGGAAAGATACTCGGTCCTGAAGTTACAGGTACAGTTGGAAAACAGATAAACTTCTTTGCAGAAGAAGCTGTACTAAATCCTGAAGGCGTACAGCCCGTAGAAGAGTTTCAAGGTCGGATGCAACGAGAAGACGTAAACGAAGAAGAACCTCAAGACGAAACTGAAAGAATGTTTATGGCCCCTTCCCCAGATATGCGGCGTGATTTAGAATTACAACGTCAATTGGAAGAACAGCCTGACATGCCTGTGTGATAACAACACATTAACTTGTTATATTTGACTGGCTACCCATCCCCCTAACCAACATGGCTACGGTGGCCCCAGTATAGGAAATCACAATGAGTGAGAATATGGAAGTAATGGCTTCTGAAATGGAAGCCCCTAAAAAAGCAGCATTTGCAAATCGCAAGTACTCAAATGAAGAACGAATTAAAAAAGACGAAGAAGAACTAGAACAACTTATTGCAGAACAAAAGGGTGAAGCGGAAACAGTAAAAGAACCGCAAGAAGCTGAACCTACTAGTGCAGAAGAAAAAAGTTTTAAGAAACGTTATGGTGATCTTCGTCGTCACATGCAAGACAAAGAAAAAGAGTGGACAGAAAAGTTTGATAAACTTCAATCCCAACTTTCTGATGCAACTAAAAAAGAAATTAAACTGCCAAAGTCAGATGAAGACATTGAGGCATGGACACAAAAGTATCCTGACGTAGCAGCAATTGTAGAAACTATTGCAATTAAAAAAGCTAAAGAACAAGCTGCTGAGTTAGAGGATCGTGTTAAGCTAGTAGATGAAATGCGTATCACTGCATCTCGTGAAAAAGCTGAAGCTGAGTTGATGCGTATCCATCCTGACTTTGATGAGATTCGTGACAGTGACGATTTTCACAATTGGGCTGAAGAACAACCTAAATGGGTTCAAGATGCTCTTTACGAAAATGATGCAGATGCACGATCAGCAGCACGTGCCATTGATCTGTATAAAGCAGACAAAGGCATTCAAACTAAAAAGAAAGATGGCAAAGACGCAGCACGTTCTGTAGGAACACGTACTAGCCGCAGTCGTCCTGAAACAGATGCGACATCTTCGTACATTAAAGAGTCAGATGTACAAAAAATGTCAGCACAAGAATACGAAAAAATGTCTGATGATATTATGGAAGCAATCCGTACAGGCAAATTCGTATATGATTTATCTGGTTCTGCTAGATAAGCTATTGACATATTAGTTTTTATAAGTATAACTATATGTGTATAAACTATAAGTGATATAGCCTCCTATACGGATTACCTGTATCACTTATCAATTTTTTAGCAAACATCACTAAGTCTTTACGGACAACCTAGCAAGAGTGGCCCGTATACGTTCTTATGTATAACTGATCATTGTACTTTGTAACGCATATGCACCCATAGACTGTTAGCCTCTAGTTAAAACTTGTATAGTTTGCATCTGTAAATTCTAATGCTAAAGGAGTATTTATCATGGCATTCGGAACAGCTTCTGGTTACGGAAACCTACCAAACGGTAATTTCTCACCAGTTATTTACAGCAAACAGGTGCAACTTGCATTCCGCAAAGCATCTATTGCTGACGCAATTACTAACAATGATTATTTCGGTGAAATCGCAAACATGGGTGACACTGTTAAAATCATTAAAGAACCTGAGATTTCAGTATCTGCATATCTACGTGGTACAACAATCGCACCACAAGATTTGACAGATAACGATTTCTCTCTAGTCGTAGATAAGGCGAACTACTTTGCCTTCAAAGTGGACGATATTGAAGAGGCGCACAGCCACGTCAATTTCCAAAGCCTTGCATCTGATCGTGCGGCATATCGTCTTGCTGACCAGTATGACCAAGAAGTTCTTGGCTATGTATCTGGTTATGCACAGTCTGCTTTGCATGACAATGCTGACACTGTTAACACAACTGTTAATGGTACTAAAGCTAACTCATCTGCAGGTTCAGACGAACTTTTGGCAGCTAACAAACTGAACAAAGGTGACTTCGGAAACATCACTACATCTGGTGCTGACGATCACTCAATCCCAGTTGCTGCACGTCTACCAGGTGCTACAGCACTACCAACAGCTTACGTTTCACCAGCTATGCTAGTGGCTCGTATGGGCCGTTTGTTGGACGCACAAAACGTACCTACAACAGGTCGTTGGATCGTCATTGACCCAGTAATGATGGAAGTCCTTCGTGACGAAGATTCACGTCTTCTAAACGCAGACTTCGGTGGTTCAGGTCTACAGAACGGATTGGTATTGAACAACTTCCACGGCTTCCGTGTACACGTTTCAAATAACCTTCCTTCAGTTGGTACTGGTGCATCAACAACAGGTACAGCAAACCAAAACGCTAACTACGGTGTTATTGTTGCTGGTCATGATTCTGCTGCTGCAACTGCGGAGCAAATCAATAAGACTGAAACATACCGTGATCCAGACTCATTCGCTGATATTGTACGTGGTATGCACCTATACGGTCGCAAAATCCTACGTCCAGAAGCGTTGGTTACAGCTAAGTACAACTTGGCGTAATATTAATAAAGGAGAGGGCTGCTTAACTGTGGCCCTCTTATTCACATGAATCTAGTTTCTTCTAAGTATAAAACAGTTCTTAACGACACACATAAACTTACAAACAATGAGTGGGGTGGAGGACACAGCGTAGACAAACTGCCTAAATATGAATATATTTTGAAGAACCTAGAAGTTAAAACTATATTAGATTATGGATGTGCTAATGGCAAGTTTAAACTTTTTATGGACAAACATAAACCTCAGTATGCTGTCTATGAGTATGACCCAGGAATTAGAGGTAAAGATAGCCCTCCTAATCCCGCTGACTATGTAGTATGCTGCGATGTTATGGAACACGTAGAACCTGAGTTACTAGACAATGTAATGAAGCATCTACAGTCTCTTATTATAAAAGGTGGTTTCTTTAACATCTCTACTAAAACAGCAATAACAATTTTATCGGACGGTACAAACGCACATAAGATTGTTGAAGATTCTGACTGGTGGACAGAAAAGTTTAAACAATACTTTATTGTAGAAGATGTAGAAGAGACACGTATTGAAACAAACTTTAAAGTGTACCCAAAACAAACTTGACACTATAATTATACCTTTGTATAATATTAACTCTGTTAATGACAACTTAAAAGATTTAGCTTTTGAAAATACATTAACAAAAAGTATAGAACGAAAAGGAATGTTAAATCCTTTACTAGTTTGTACTGATAAAGATTTTAAATCTACAGATATTAGTAAGTTTGAAAGAAGACCTGTACCTGAAAATATAACAGAAGAGTATAGGTGTCTTATAGGTAACAATAGATATAAGTATGCTGTAGAAAACGGGTATACACATATTGAATGTCACATAGTGTCTACATTTGATGAAGTTAAAAAAGCACATCAAATGACACAGATAGAACCTCGTAGGATGTAAGTATGTCTACATATGTAGAACTAACAAATGAATTGCTAAGACGTTTAAACGAAGTCCCACTTGATATTGCAGGTGATGGCTTTGATACTGTACGTAACGTTCAAGCTGCAGCTAAAGATGCTATAAACAGTAGTCTACGTGAGATATATCAAAATGGTCAAGAGTGGCCTTTTCTTAAAACTACATATACACAAACACTAACTGTAGGTACACGTGAGTATTCTTTTCCATCTAATTACTCTACAGTTGATTGGGAAACGTTTTATCTTAAAAAAAATAGTGTGCAAGAAAACCAACCTGTTACACTAAAAGTATTAACATACGAAAACTATTTAGCTAGTTATCGTCCTGCTGATGATACAGGCGATCAGGTAAATGGTATCTCTGCTCCAATATATGTATATCAAACATTTGGAGATAGTTTTGGTGTGACGCCAATTCCTAATGCAGCATATGAAATTGAATATACATATTGGAGTATTCCAGCGTCACTATCTGCATATAATGATGCATGTGTAATACCTGAACGTTTTAATCACGTTATTATTGATGGTGCTATGTCTTACATGATGCACTTCAGAAGTAACGAACAGTCTGCTAATATGCATAAACAAAACTTTGACTCTGGTATCCGTAGTATGAAACGTGTATTACTAGATGACGAACTATATTTACGTTCTACTTATATTGAGAGAACTAATAGATGGACCGTTTAAATACACACATTACTGTTTGTGCAGGTGGACTTGTTACTAACGTAGACCCATTATCACATGCAACTGCACTAGGCGGTAGTGCGCTACGCATGATTAACTATGAGCCATCTCTATCTGGTGGGTATCGTCGTATTAGTGGTTTTCAAAATGACTATGGTACAGTTACAGGTAGTGGGCCAGTATTAGGAGTTCACGTAAACGGTAACTTAGACGATGGTATCTTTGCTTGTAGAGCACCTGTTAGTGGTAATAACTACTTTCATAAATGGAATGGCACTACTGAGTCTTGGGATGCCATAACAACTACGGGTTCACCTAGTATGACAGATGTAAGCCGTGTAAGGTTTACTAACTACAACTGGTCTGGTGAAATTATACTTCTTACAGATGGTGAAAATCCTGCTGCTACATATGATGGTACTAGCTACACACAAATTACTCATGCGGATGCACCCAATAACCCAAAGTTTTCAGAAGAGTTTTCTTCACACATATTTTTAGCTGGTGATTCTTCAGAACCATTTAACTTATTTTTTAGTGCTCCACTAGATGCGTCAGACTTTAGTCCAGCTAACGGTGCTGGCGTTATTAATGTAGGCTTTAAAATTACTGCAATTAAAAAGTTTCGTAGTACTTTATTTATTTTTGGTGCCAATAATATTAAAAAGCTAACAGGTCAAAGTATAGCTAACTTTGTACTTGAAGATGTTACAGCTAATCTAGGTTGTGTAGCTCCTGACTCTGTGGTAGAATTTGGTGGTGACCTACTCTTCTTAGGGCCAGATGGTATTCGTCCTATCTCAGGTACTGATAGAATTGGTGATGTTGAACTAGCTCCAGTATCTAAAGAAATTCAAGACATCTTTGACAACTACTATTTGTCTGAAACTATTACAGATATTAGTATTGTTGTTATTAGGAAGAAGTCACAGTTTAGGTTCTTCTTTAAGAATGACTCTTCACTTTCATTGATTGGTGCTATTCGTAAATCACAGAATAAACAAAGCGTCTTTGAATATAGTCAGCTTATCGGTATTGAAGCTAACTGTGTTGCATCAGGATACATCGGACAGTTTGAACATGTAATTCATGGTGATGGTTCTGGTAAAGTTCATAGACAAGAACGTGGACAATCATTTGATGGAGAAGATATTTTTAGTTTGTATCAAACTCCATACTTTTATATGGAAGACCCTGAAGTACGTAAGATAGTACATAAGGTTGATACATATCTAAAGTCTGAAGGTACTACAGAAGTTTTTGTTGGTGTATATTACGACTACGACGATGTGTATTCATTAAACCCAACAACTTATAACTTTTCTACCGAAGGGGCTGCTGCTGTATATGGTACAGCTATATATGGTTCAGGTGACATCTTTGATGGTAACCCTTCACCTAAAGCCTTAACTAACGTATCTGGTTCTGGTAAGTCAGTATCTGTAAGTTACGTTACAAACAATCAAAGCGCAAGTCATACTATACAAGCTATATCTATGACTTACGGATTAGCCGACAGGAGATAGACCGTGGCAGGTTATACAAGACAGTCTACAGCAGACATTATCCCTACCGCTACAGTACGTGCGGCCCCTCTTAACGCAGAGTACAATGCGATCCGTGATGCCTTCTCAGCATCTGGTGGTCACAAGCACGATGGTACTACAGCAGAAGGTGATTACGTACCTCTGATCTCTGACTTAGATAACTATAACAAAGTAGTTATTGATAGCACTAACAATCGTGTTGGTGTATTCGTTGAAGTATCTGCTGCTGC